GACTATTTAGAGCAGCAGTAGGTGAACTTGGTATAATTGGTACATTGTTTATGATCGTAGCTATCCCTGCCGCTATGCTTGGTTTGTGGCTACTAGTTGGAGCAATTGTAAATGCTATTTTTGGTTGGGGATATGAAAAGAACGAATGGGCTATGATTTGCATTGGCGCAATTACAGTCATGATTTTTGGATTAATCAATCAGTGGATGAACAAAAATAATGTTAAATGGTAACTTATGAGCTGGCAACATTTTGATCCACCAGCTATAATTATACCTGCTCCACCGAGAGCAGAAGTTCAAATACCTTCTAAAAAGGAATCTATTACTGCAGAAAAACATTTTAGAAGAGTATTCGATAAACCTTGGAATAAGGTACAAGAAGATGGAAAAATCAATATTGATGGACAATCGAGTGCAAGCATAAGTCCGTACTCAGAACATTTTCGTAGTCAAGTTGAAGATGGTATATGGCCATTAGTAGAATCTCTATTTAAAGCCGGTTATATGCCAGTGAGTAGCTGTGCAGGTCATAGAGGGAATCTATTTCAAGAATTAGAAACATTATTCACGTATCGTTCAGAGCCATATGTTACTATAGCTCTGCATCGTAGTTTTGAAGAATCTACTATGTTGGCTCTTCAAGAACTATCAAATGAACATACTCAAATTACCGTAACACACAGTCAAGCAAACATGGATGCATCAGGTGGCCGCATTCGTAAACGTGATGTTAATGATATTAAAAACGAGTATTGGTCTCTTAATTGGATGCTTCAAAGAAATTACGACGAATGGAGTTATATCACTATTCGTATTAATCCTTGGAAACGTCTAAATCTATCACATGTTTTAAGAACTCAAAAAGAACAGCAACTCATTAATGAATTAGCAGAAAATTACAAACGACTTCCGCATTATATCTTTTGATAAATAAATTTGTAATTAATGGTTGAGGTTATGTTATGCAATTGTCTGTAAGTCTTTATCGTTATAATCCAGAAACTGATGATCGTCCAAGAATGGAAGCGCATTGGGTAGAAATACCTGATGACAAAGATATAATGGTCTTGGATGTATTGCATCTATTAAAAGAAAAAGAAGCTACCATCACATTCCGCAGAAGCTGTCGTGAAGGTGTTTGTGGATCTGACGGAATGAACATTAATGGTACTAACGGGTTGGCTTGTATTACTCCACTCTCTCAAGCAATGGGTAAAAAGAAAACATTAGTACTAAGACCTTTGCCAGGTTTGCCAGTTATTCGTGATTTAGTTGTAGATATGACTCAATTCTACAAGCAATACGAAAAGGTAAAACCTTGGCTACAAAACGATAATACTCCTCCTGCAATAGAACGTTTACAATCACCAGAAGAAAGAGCTGAATTAGACGGCTTATACGAATGTATCATGTGCGCTTGTTGTTCTACTGCTTGCCCTTCGTTCTGGTGGAATCCAGATAAATTCCTTGGACCTCAAGCAAACCTTGCTGCAGCACGATTCTTAGTAGATAGTCGTGATACCGCAACAGATAAACGTTTACAAGAATTAGATGATCCATTCTCAGTGTTCCGCTGCCACGGCATCATGAACTGTGTAAACGTGTGTCCGAAGGGTTTAAATCCGACCAAAGCGATTGGTAAGATCCGAAATATGCTACTTAAGAGAGCGACATAATGGAAGCGCACAAACCATATCATTACGTTTGTGGAGTGTTTATCAGACAACATGAAGTTTGGCTTGGTGAATTTGAAGCAACCGGCAAAGAACTCTACGATTATGCACTTAACGATGTAGCAACCGTCGATGAATACGAAATGGTTATCAATATGTGTATTACTCAGCAAACCTACGAAGCTTGGTGGGCTCGTCTCAAAGAAAATTTAAAATAATTTAAAAAAGTGTTGACATTACTTTTTGTTTTGATTAGAATAGGTCTATCGAATAAAAGGATATGTTATGAAAAACACACTAATTATTACTGCTGCTTTCGTTGCCGGCTTTACATTAGTCATTTACTTGTTAAACAGCGCTCTCAACATGCCTGATGTCTACTTTTCGTATTCAACAAAAGAGTGTACGAAGGTAGTCAACTATGGTACTATGTACACCTGTGAAAATCTTCCTGAAAAATACAACCATATTTGGGTGAAGTAACATGAATATTTTTGTACTTGATGAATGTCCAGTTGTATCTGCTCAGATGATGTGCGACAAACACATTCCTAAAATGATCGTAGAAGCTGCGCAAATGCTTTCTACTGCTCATCGTATGCTTGACGGTACTGCAACAAAACGTCCATCTAAATCAGGCAAACGAATGGTAAACTATTACATTCATTCAAATAACGAGCTAGAAGAAGTACTTTATAAAGCTGTACATCACTATCATCCTTGTACTGTGTGGACAATGGAATCTAAAGCTAATTATGAATGGCACTACAGGCACTTTCTGGCCCTCTGTGATGAATTTGAATACCGCTTTAAGAAACCACATATGACTCGCGGAAAGCTTACAGAAGTGCTCCAGAAAGCTCCAGCATCTATTCCTGACATAGGATTAACACCATTTGCGCAAGCTATGAGTCATTACCCAGATTGTATTGTAAAGGATAATCCCGTACAAGCATATCGTAATTACTATCACATGGCTAAACCATTTGCAAAGTGGGTTAAAGGTAGAGAAGCACCTTACTGGTGGGAAGGTTACAAAGGTTTGCAAGCGGCATAAATAAAAATATGAGATACATTATTATAGACCCCAAAGATGGAGTATTCTTAGGCACTGCTCAAATTCCAGAGACTGGTGACTATAGAATGCTCTTTTCAGCAAATAATATCTATGAGATTACCAAGTCTACGGCTTGGACGTCTCGCGAAGATGCGGAACATTACATGCAAAAGTATGTGAAAAAGTTCTGTCCTTTCTCTTACGTCGTAGAAATTGATTGCAATGAAGACTTCGCTGATGTAGTTGACATTGTAAAATCTGGCTATGGCGAATTCACTCATGATATGTTAGACTTCATGCCATTATATAGCGAACTTATCCACTAAAAAATTTAAAATAATTTGAAAAAAAGTGTTGACATCATCTTTCGTTTTGATTAGAATAGATCTATCAAATGAAGGAGAGATATTATGATCTACGTTGTTATGGGTTCTGAAGATGGTTACTGCATGACTTACACTTCTAAGAAAAAAGCGATGGCCTACGGTGAAGAATACATCATGGCTGGTGGCAACTGCCGCGAAGAAGATATCGAAATCCGTGAATACGATCACGCTATCTTTATGGATGGCGCAAACGGCTCTTCAGTCGAGATCATCAAAGATGAAATCGCTCGATAAAAAATTTGAAATTATTTTAAAAAAACTGTTGACATTTGTTTTCAAACGATATAGAATAGATCTTATCAAATGGAAACAAACTAAATCCCAAGAGGAAATATATTATGGCACATATGGTTGAAATGATTGAAGGCGTTGCTCAGATGGCTTACCGTTCATCGCAGGGTAAACCTTGGCATGGTCTTGGTACTCCTGTCGGCGACGACATGACTCCTCAGGAAATGATGAAGGCTGCAGGCCTTGATTGGGAAGTTAACAAAGTTCCTACTTTCATCGACATCAACGGCGAAAAAATAGAAACTGGACAGGAAGCGCTTGTTCGTTCTTCTGACAACCGTATTCTTACTCAGGTAGGTCCAGGTTGGAATCCAGTTCAAAACTCAGAAGCTTTTGATTTCTTCACTGATTTCGTAAAAGCCGGTGACATGGTAATGGATACAGCTGGTTCTCTAAAAGATGGCCAGATTGTATGGGCACTTGCTGATGTTCGCGATGGTTTTGAACTGTTTGGTGGTGACGAAGTACGCGGTTACCTATTGTTCTCTAACCCTCATCAGTACGGTAAAGCAATAGACATCAAGTTTGTAATGGAACGAGTTGTTTGTAATAATACACTAACTGTTGCTCTTGCTGAAAAAGGTCAGCCAGCTGTTCGTGTTAACCACCGTTCAGTGTTTGACGCTGACAAAGTAAAAGAAATTCTTGGTCTTGGTCATAACAAAGTTGAGAAATTCAAAGAAGCTGCTGAGTTTCTTGGTTCTAAAGCTTACAGCAAAGAATCACTTAAGCGTTTCATGGGCTTAGTATTCGGCGAATCATCTCGCGAAGACAAAGAACTTTCTCGTACTGCAGAACGTGCAATGGAAGTTGTTGAAAACCAGCCTGGCGACCACTTCCGTCGCGGTACTTGGTGGAATGCTTACAACGCAGTAACTTACCTTGCTGACCACGAGCTCGGTCGTACTGCAGACACCCGTATGACTTCAGCTTGGTTTGGTACTAACGCCAAACGTAAAGTTGACGCTCTCAATGTAGCTCTTGAAATGGCAGAGGCAGCGTAAGCTGCCTTTCATGGAGGTCTTTATTATGAATTTTATTAAAAAGCTCAGTAATGCTATCTTCGGTGAAAAACACTCAGATGTTGAAATTAATGAAGAATACGACGGCTACATTATTACAGATCGCGTTTTTGAAGATGGGTCATTTACCTATATCGCCAAAGACGAAAGTGGCAATGTATTAATCGAATCTGATGATATTGACGTAATACTTGACGAAATTGATAAGGTAAACGGAAGATAATGAAGATTCTAATATTTGGTCTACCTGGGAGTGGCAAGACCACTCTCGCTAAACCTTTCTCAGAACTTATTGGCGCGGTTCATATCAATGCAGATGCTATTCGCGAAGAGTATGACGATTGGGATTTTAGTCCTGAAGGTCGTATGCGACAAGCTATGCGTATGAAGTACCTTGCAGATGGTATTGTAAAAGCTGGTAAAATTTGTGTAGCTGACTTTGTTGCTCCTACTAAAGAAGCACGTGATGAGTTTGGTGCAGATTATACAGTTTGGATGGATACTATTAAAGAGGGTAGATTTGAAGATACCAATAAAATATTTGTAGAACCTGATAAGTCTGATATTGACTATCATGTAGCCGATTGGTTTAATGATACACATATTGAACTTATGAAAGTAGTATCCAAATGGATGCAAAGAGATAATGTATGATTAAACACGCACCACTATTTGACACTGATAAAGTTGCAAAGTACTATTCTGAAAAAGATGGTGTACCAATCCAGTACGTATGCACTTCAGATCTAACAGTCAGTGATTTGCCAATGGATATTTTCTATAGTGAAAGCCCGCATCCGCAATTTGGCAATCGCTACTTTGGTTTATATATGGATCCATTACAAAATCATCTAATGATTACTAATGCTGATAAAATTGAAGAAATGGAATTTGGCATGGTAAAAGATAAAGATGGTGATTATTGGTATAGTCAATCGCACCATGATTGTATCTTCATTGATGGAAATATGATTGATGGTGGACGAGCATATATTCGTCATAGTGGCGAGTGTGATATATTTAAAGTAATTGATGGAGAAATGATACGATCTATATTTGTCGATTAAGAGAGTAATAAACGATGACAGACGTAAGTAAAATTCGACATTTGACAAAAGCTGTAACTTGGCGTATAATAGCAAGTATAACAACTGCGCTTATAGCATGGTTTTTTGGTCTACCTCTAAAAGCAGTAGGTGCTGTTTTTGTAGCTGACCTTGTTATAAAATTTGTGATGTACTATGTGCATGAACGTGTGTGGTACAAATATATTAAGTTGGGAGTAAAGAGAAATGTTTAATCCTAAAAAGCCCACCACTCAAATGTTGGGTAGATGGCAGCCTTGGCATGATGGTCATACTGCTCTGTTTAAGAAAGCATTGAAAGAAACCGGCCAAGTGTGTATTATGATTCGTGATGTAGGTGGTATAGTCGGTGAAGATGCAGGTGGTGGACGTACAGATGCACAAACTGATAACCCATTCGATTATGATGAAGTAGTACAAAATATTAAAGATGGTTTGGCTGCACATGGTGTTACTTATGGTGTAGAATATATTATCATGCAAGTACCAAATATAGTTGACATCAGCTATGGTCGTGGTGTAGGATATACATTTACCGAGCATGATCTCGGTGAACAAATCCACAATATTAGTGCAACAAAAATACGTGCAAAAATGCGTGAAGAAGGTAAACTTTAAGGAGATTATATTATGTCAGATTTTCAAGATAGCGGATTGCCAACTGTAATTACAGATGAGCAGCGTAAAACAATCCAAGGCGCTCTACGCGAGATGTCAGATTCAATGTATCGTGTAGCAGCAGAAAAAGACCTGCAAAAAGAAATTGCTCAACGTATGCTAGATGAATGTATGATTCCTAAGAAAGATTTCAATCGACTTGCTAAAAT